CAACAAAAGGTAGTAGTGATATTAAACTTTCCTGTGATACAACACCCTGTAAATTTGTTATTACATTGGAAAGCTCAACCAAATTTTCAGGAGTATTTCTTGTAAATATTTTCTGTATATCCAGCGGTACGAGATTCAAATTGAAATAGTCTAAAATTAATTCCAACCTTTCGTTCAATGCTTTTTTAAAGTACATTTCTTTTTGTGCTGATAACTGCTCCAGTGCTAACAGCTTATACCCTAACGCAACCCCTGAACTGTTCCCCGCAAACTGTTCATCTTGCATATCAGGTATGAAAGAAAATTTGTGTATGTCCTGATTTAATCTATTTTTATTATTTTGGGAATATGTATCATTTACATTTTTTATCAGCCATTTAGCATCTCCATTTTCTCCCAAAAGCATTACTTTATTCTTTTTCAGACTTTTTATATCTTCTTCATCTGTTCCCTGCATATTAGTCAACACGAGAATTGCGTCTGTAAAATCTTTCATGTCGTCTAATGAAGTCGACACTGCCTCGTTATACCCGTCAATCAATGTGATTACTTTTTCAAAGTCTCCCAGTTTCCGCTTATTATTAGCAAATTCAATCAAAGGCACTCTGTTAAATCCATGCAGTCTGGTTTCTCCCTGTGCCTGAGGTGTCAATATTACCCTTTTATAATCCATGACAGAAGTAAATGTATTGACAGTTACAGTTTTGTTGTCGTAAATCTCTAATATATAATTATACTCGTTATTTTCGTTTTTTTCTCTGCTCCAACGGACTGCATATTTGATATTTTTGTCTATCGTATTATCCCTGATAACAAATACATCTCGCGGATCTAAAACCTTAAAGTTTATCGTATTATCTATATTTTTATACCATAATTCGTATGAACATCCGAAAATCGAACAGTTTTCCGCATGTTCAAAGTTGCATTGCTGTTCTTCCTCCGTAGCTAAATATTTTCCAACCATCTCATATTCATTTATCAGATTTTCCTTTAACAGCTTATAATTTATGTTTTTCCCAATGAAATATGCCGTTGCTATTGTGGTTATGTAACTTGGAAAATTGTGGATAAGCTTACTATCCTGTTTTTCTTTCAGCCTGTCCTGTTTTTCAAGTATTTTATGTTTCCCTGTATAATAATCTTCCAGTTTCTGCAATCTCACTAAGTCTTTCACTAAAAAATCCCATAGTGCTTTTTCCAATACTGTTATTTTCACCTATCTCACCCCCAATATATTCTTGTTTAGTGTGGTCATACGATTGTTTCTCATATAATCTTCGAGTGCATATCTCATGGCGTCCATTAAATGATTAAAATCATCTATCGGCTTATTTACTGCTTTTCCAAATTTATCCTTGTCCCAGCTGTAATTACTTATTTCTGTTAAGAAATTTACACATCTTGGGTGGATAAAAATTTTAAAATCTTGAATAAATTGTATTCCCGCATTAATGCTGTCTTTACCTTTTTTAGATGGTTTGATTCTGTAAAGTCCTAAACCTCTTAAATGTTCTATGCTCTTTGGTTCCTCACTGTCAGCAACTATGATTTCTTTTTTGAAACCAAGTTTTTCTATATTTCTGTAAATAGCCGTGTTTTGCAATCTCTTTTGATACATCTCATCAAAAACATAAATTTCTTTCTGTTCCTGGTCTAATATCCCACAAAAAAAAGCAGCAGGGTCATTGGTATATCCAAAATCTAGCCCAAATACTGCTTTTGCTTTTTGTCTCTTATTTAAAATTTCTCTCCAATCAAATTCCAATTCTCTCCAATTTTCATAAACGAGTCCATCAGTTATTCCCCATTCACCTAATCCAGCAACCTGATAACGTCTAGGATTGTTCTTTTTCATGTCTTCAAATAGTTTTTTATCAGACTTATCCAACCATTCATTACATAGATAATTAGTTGTAATTGCTAAAATATTTCGAGCTGTTATATCAAAGAATCTAGATTTTAACCAGTGTCGCTCATTCCAAGGGTTGAATGTCAAAATAATCTGCTTGAACAAAGGTTCTTCAACAATACCTCTTATACTTTCATCCAGCATATTAAACGCCGTTTCATCTGTCAGTTCATACGCTTCCTCTACCCAGCAAAAACATAATTGCCCAACTGAAACTGAAATAGATGTAATTTTTAAAGGGTCATCTAAACCTCTAAATAAAATCTTTTGTCCAGTAGGTTTATATGTTATTTCAAGTGGACTTTCTTTAAATTCCCAATAATCATCTACTTTAAATCTTTGTATCGCCCATTTTAAATCTGAATAGCAACTGTCTTTCAAAGTCCTGTATACCTTACGTACAACAAGAGTGTTTGCATTTCTATATTTCATCATATTGTAGACTATCCATAATGCCGTTGTCTTACTTTTTTTGCTTGCTCTTGACCCTTTTACGACCTTGTATCTTCCCTTAAAGTTCCAAAAATCCTTATACCCTTTTCCAACTAAATCAGGAAGTCTTATCTTTTTACTCTTCAAGTTCGCTCTCACCTACAATCATAACAGGTACAACTCCATCAACTTCAACTTTATCTGTAAATAACCTATATCGTTTACCAAGCAGTTCTGCTGCTTTCAACCTATCTTTTAAATCTACATTTTTAATTATTTTTTCTGTTGCTGATTTTCCAAATCCTCCCACTACAACTTCTTCAGTTACTTCTCCTCTTAGAGTTGCTGTTAAGAACTCAAGTATTTCTTCTGCTTTGGCTATTCTATTATTGGTATGTTCTTCTGTTATTTCTTTTATATACTTAGAAATATTAGTATTTTTTAGTAATTTATCTGCATTTACTCCTGCATACTTTTCTTTATACCCAGCCTTTATTGCCGATTCAGTAGCATTTCCACTAGCTACATAAAACTCGCAAAAAGACTTCTGCCTTGCATTTAATTTCAATGCTACCACCTCCTTTTTGTAACAAAAAAAGACAGCCTTTAAACTGCCTTATGCTTATATAAAATCAAGGATTCAATAACAAGTACTTAACTCATACTCTTTCATCTTAACATATTATAACATATTAAAAATTATATACAAGGACAAAAAAGTGACAATTTTTAATTCAATATACTTTTTAATACATCATCTGAAAAAATAATAAGCTGTAATTGCCTAATCATATAATTTTTGTGTCTTTTAGCCGTTCTCTCACTTATATCCAATTTCTCGGCTATATATTCAAATGTTAAATCATCAAAATATTTCATCTCGATTATTTTGTAATACTTGTTATTTCTAATTGTATCTAAAGCCCTTTCAACCATATTAACCACGTTTTCTATCCTTGCGATTTCTTCCTGTAATTTCTCTATCTTGTTTTCCACTTTCTCCAATTCAGATAAATACACCTTACTAGCTTGCACATTAACTTCTGTTTTCTTTTTCTGAATTGATATGCCCTCTTTCTTCAAATCCTCTATAAGCATATTTTTAGAATCAATAGCACCTTTCAGCAACGATAATTCGGATAATAATTTTTCTGTCTTTTGAAATGGTGTTAGTTGTTTTTCTGCCTTTATCTCTTTTTCATTTTTCATTCTTTCTATTATTTTGTCTGCTATTTTGTCTATGTCTTTTTCGTTCATTTTACTTCCTTTCTAAAATAAAAAGACCAGTTTTATTTGGTCTTTGATTTCAATTTTTTATTTATTTTTTCTACTAATATTCTTATATTTTTATCTTCTTTTACTAAATTTATAAATTTATTCAAATCATCTTTTTTCGCTTCATAAAAGAAATTTCCAATAGCAACTTTGTACTTATCTTTATAACTATCTTTAGTATAATTATTCAAAATTTCTTTCATTTCTTCATTATAATAATCTTCCAAAGACCTGATTTCTTTATCTTCATTATTTATATCGTGTTTTATCCATTTTTTTGATTCATATACACCAAATTTTTTTTCATATTCAACAAAAGCTTTTTTACCTGCTTCATCATTATCTAAAATTAAAGTATAACCATTTGACAAACCTATTGCTAGAGATAAAAGATTTTCCAATTCTTTAACTCCTGATCCAGGAATAATAACGATATTTTTATCTAATATTTTTGCTTTTTCTATTAAAATTTTCAAAAAATAAAAATCACTAATCCCTTCTGTTATAATTACGTTTCTATCGTAAAAATCTAAAGGAAAATTAGATAATTTCAATGAATTTAATATAGGAGTATAACTTCCATTATCTTTTTTATCCTTAGAAAAAGAAAAATTCTCCATCCTTATTTCATCATCTTTCTTTATTATTTCAATATCTTTTGGATTAATAACCGATATGTCTATTAAATTTTCTAAATGAGTGCAATATAATATAGTATTATTTTTTGATAAATCTTTTAACTTTTTTAAAAGCTCTTTTTGTCCACTCGAATGTAAAAATGAACCTGGCTCATCTAACAGAAACAAAGCTCCTTCTTCTTCATTTCTATAATTAGGATTATATTTCAATTTTATCACAAAATTTAAAAACCATTGAAATCCTTTAGATCTATCCGAGACATCAAAAATTCTTTCCTTTCCTGTAGTTGTGTCACAGATTATAAACCTAAATAGTCCATTTTGATATTCTAGTTTGATTTTTGATTTTTCTACCTCATCTTTTTTTATGAAATTCTGCAAAATATTATTCCAAGTTTCCATAACATCCCGATTAATTTTTTGACTTACATCATTCAATATATTTTTCTTTGTATCTTCCTCTGAGGTTTTAAATAAATCCATTGTATATTTTTTTGATGTAGATTTAAAAGCTTCTTCTATATATAAAAACCAGTTGTCATTTTCCTGTATTTCTTTAGGTATCCTATCATTAAAATCATCTATATATATACTATATTGGATATAACTAATCATTTTATCTAATAATTTTTCTATTATATCAGTTATATCTTCATTATTTTCATTTAGGATTTTATTATCAATATCATATTTTAGGTAGTCTGATTTTATTTTATATTTTTTTGTAAACAGATTTCTTTCGATTATAATTATGTTTTCTTTACATACTTCATTTAATAGTTGTATAAATCTTTCATTAAATTTTTTCTTTTCTTCATCTGAATAGTTATAATAAAAATCTTCTATAAATTTTTTTACTATCTCCTCTTTTATCTCTTTTCTTATTTCCAACTTAGCTGTAATTAACGGTTCAGTAGCAATAACCTCATATTTATTTGACACATATTCTTTAGATATATGTTTTGAATTGTTGATATCATCATTATAACTATTAAAAGCAAATATTGCTTCTAAAATAGAGCTTTTACCTGTTTCATTCAATCCTATAAAAGGAATTAAAGTTCTTTCTTTAAAATCCATTTCTAATTTTTTTATTGCTTTATAATTCTCTATTTTAATAGATTTATACTTCATTTTTTTCTCCTTCATAAATTTTCCTCCATTATAGCATATTTTTTCATTTTCTGATATAATCTTTCTATCTCAAACACTAATATTCAACTGTCATTGTCCTATTTTTTCAAATTTGTTTTCTAAAATTCGCATTTCCTCAATTTGTGATTTTCTTCTATATCCTCATACTTCATTATTGGCGATACCTCATATATACTGCCATTTTCAAATTTCAGATACACCTTTTTGCTTGTTTTAGATTTTAACTTTTTAATAACTTTATATTGCTTGCATTCTTGCCGAAACTTCTCGTAATATGTACTGCAACTTATAGTTGTTGTTAAAAGTCCTGCTAATAATAATTTTTTCATTTCAATTTCTCCTAAAAATTACTTGTTATTTTCAAATGCTCGAAAATGATTTTTATAAACCTTTTTTAGTTCCTTTATCTGTTCGTTATCTAAATAAATACCCCTTACGTCATACTTTCTTTCAAACGTCTGAACTCCCCAATTATGTTTCTGATTGTGATGTAGTCTGCACAACGAAATATACCGCCCTTCCTGTCCAGTATCTTTTTTATAAGTTCCGTGAGTGCTTGCGATTGAATCCCAATGTTCCAAGTCTATACCGTTACTTTCTGTATGATATTTTCCACATACAGCACATTTTCTATGTTTCAGCATAGAATA